TTTTTTTTTTGGTATCACAAAATCTCAATTCCTGACACCACTATTTATAAGTAGTGCTTCGCTCTATACAAGTAGCGTTGCTATGTCAAAATAGCCGTATTCTGCTTTTGTTCAGAGCATTTCTTTGAATGGTTCTCCAAACTTTCTTTATGGCATTGTGGTCAAAATTGTGGTCAAAACCAAATGAGGTCAGCCTATAAACAAAAAAATCCAACGATTTCTAACGTGAAATCGTTGGATTTAAATGGTCCACCTGACGCATCCTCACTCGAACAATTTTACTCTCTACGCCACCACCAATTCTTTCTATATGCTTCTTTCAAACCTTACTTTTTCTCGTACATAGTATCCGCTGCATTATACAGCATCTCCAAAAACTGTCCCGCCGTTGGCCGATGATCCAGCGGGTATCCCGCCAACACCTGCACTTTTTCCAGGTCAGTTTTCCATGCCAGCTTTGCCGTCCTGCGAACAGCGCTCTCCACAGCCCTCCAAGCATGACCAGAAGCTTCCGCCACAGGCAGATAAACTTCCTTCTGCAAGGCTCGCAACCGGTCAGGCCTGGTGCAAATCAGTGTCATACACTGCCGAAGAGTATAATAATCAGTCTTTGTGCGAATGATACCCAGAGGGCGCAGCGAGTGGTCAAATTGTGTATCAGTCATTCTAACACATCCTTTCGCCCATCATGCTACGCCTTTTGTCGAAAGAAGTCGAAAACACAAACTCAGCCCCGAGGAACCATCAGGCTCCCCGGGGCCGTTGTCAGCTGCCGTTCTTTTCTTCCGCCCGCTGCTTCAGCACGTCCACAGCACGAGTCAGCGCCGCTGGGATGGGCACACCCATCAGTCCGGCATTCTCCACGATACTGATAGTCTCATTGCATACAAACGCAATGACAACGGTGTCCCGAATAAAGTTCGACCCGATGACAGCATCCAGCCTGCAGGCCACCAGTACCACCAGCAGGCTCACACCCTTGCGGCACAAGCCCTTCCAGCCTGCCCGGCTCTCAAGGGTGCCAGTTTTGGTCTTGGGACTGGTGTGGAACACCCCCGCCACGATCAGGCCGGTGATGTAGTCGATCGTCATAAAGATGATAAGCGTCTGCAGCGCCGTGTCCCAGCCGCCCAGCAGGCTGGCAATGGCCCCACCCACAATGCCGATGGCCGCACAAATCTCATTTTTCATTGTCATTCTCCTTTCACTTTGCCCAGCCCCTTGCGCTGGATGATGGCAGCATAGTCCTTGTAGGCCACGCTCAGGTCCGCGCCCTTGGCGATGCCGGGAATCTTGCCGCTGCTGGTGTACTGCCACATCCCGAAGGCCCAGCCGGGGGTGGGCTTCTTGGTGCGATAGGCTGCCAGCCATACGTCGTAGGGCTTGAGGGCCGCGCCGCCCATGTAAAGGTTGGTCTGCCCGAAGTTCAGGCCGGTGTAGAGCATGGCGTACACGCCCCAGCTTTCCACCACGCTCAGGCAGCGGGTCACGATGTCGGTCAGGGCGGACTTGCTCAGGGCCGCCTGAAGCTTGTCCTCGATGTCCACAGCCACCGGCAGCTGGAAGGCTCTGCCGCCCAGCGCCTGCTTGAACAGGGCCAGCTCCCTGTCGGCCTGTGCCTTGGTGGTGGCCTTGAAGTAGCCGTACACGCCCACCGGGATGCCCAGCCGGGTGCACTCGGCGTAGTTGCGGGCAAAGAAGGGGTCGATGTAGGGTTTGCTGGGCTTGCCCTCTTTGCTGTTGCCCATGGCCCGGATCATCACGCCGGAGACAAGGCCGCTTGCCTTGACCTTGTCCCAGTCAATGCTGCCCTGCCATTTGCTCACGTCAAGTACTGTTCTTGGCATTGCTCTGCGCCTCCTTTGCAGTATTCAAAGTGACTCCCGCATAAACTCGCCAACTCGTACCGGCATCATCATTGGGCCAAATCGTGACATGCTTTCCACTGCAGATTGGCCATGCATGGAATTGTCGAATCCCATACATTTCATCGCCGAATGTATGCGCTCCCGGTTCTGTTGTGCAGGGATGATGCGGTAGCTCGTCCATGGTCATGGTATGCACATGGTAATGCTGCGGGTCTTTCTGATACTCAGCTCTCTGTAGGGCAACAGCTTCCTGCACGATCTTGTTAAGCCCTGCATGGTCATACTCCATTTTGAAAGTTCCGCTCTCGAGCAGCTCGTCCAATGTTCCCTCCAGGGTCGTGTCACCCAGTGTGATGCGCACCTTCAGGTCATCCATTGCTCTGCGCCTCCTTACTGTGTAATTTCCTCAAAGCCGCTCTTGATAAGAATCGCCTTGACCTTCTCCTTCAGCAAGCGGGGGCAGCGCTCATACAGAGCCTTTGCTTCCTCCGCAGTCTCAGCAGACATGATTTCCTGTGCCCATAACATCGCCATCATAAATACCAACCTTTCTAGTCTTTTGTAACATTTACGCATAGACAGTCTCGCTCATCTCAAGCAGACACTGTTTCAGCATCTCGTTTTCCTTTTGCAAAGTAGCCAGTGTTTCAGGCAGCTGCGCCATCTGGGTCTGGGCGCTCTCCACCGTAGCAAGCCGCTCCTCAAGTGTAGGGGTCGGCTTCGGTGCATCGGCAGGATCTGGCTGCGTGCCTGCTTCCACCACAACGTAGGCCTCCGGCTGGTCGTCCATGCTCCACAGGGCCTCGCCCACGGCAGCCGCTGCATTGTGGGCGGTAATGGCATCCACAACGGCAGAATAGGCATCGCACTCTTCCTGTGTGATAACAGGCTTCAGGATTTTTGTTCCGGGTTTAATTTCCATTTACGTTCACCTCACCACCAGCGGCCAACAGCAACGCTATAACATGTTGTATCGTTTGTTCCAGGTAGTGTGCATGATGTCGTGCTTTTGTTCTTACAAACAAACGATAAAAATGAGATAGGGCAGCCAACAACAGAATATGCCGTATTAGAAAATGCCACCGGAAATGACCATGTATAATCGTTTCCGTCTGAATTGATGGAGTACCAGCAGATCTGTGTCCCATCTGAAAATCTTACCCAGTTACTGCCGCTGGCTGCTACTGCTGAAGCACCCGCCGGGCCTTGCGGCCCCCGCGGCCCCTGCGGGCCGGTAGCGCCTGTGGCACCTCCGGGTCCTGTTGCCCCGGTGGGTCCTTGCGGTCCCCGTGGCCCCTGCGGGCCGGTAGCGCCTGTGGCACCTCTGGGTCCTGTTGCCCCGGTGGGCCCTTGCGGTCCTTGTGGCCCCTGTGGGCCGGTATCTCCTTTGTCACCCTTGTCGCCTTTGAAGTCGCCCGCATCCTTTGCCTTCTGCAATGCAGTCATGGCCGCATTGGCCGCGTTGGTGCTGGCTTTCTCTGCCCGGTCGGCATCGGCCTTTGCCGCCCCCGCACTGGTGGATGCTTCCCCGGCCTTAGTGGCGGCGGTGGAAGCGCTCCCCGCAGCGGCGGTGGCCTGCCGGGTGGCAATGTTTGCCGCAGCGGTGGCCGTCTTGGTGGAGTTGGCCACGTCGTTCAGGGCCGCGGTGCGGGCCTGTGCGATGTTCTGCAAGGCGGTGGTGTGCTCCGTCTCCGTGTCCTGCAGGGCCTGCTTGGCGGCGGTCTCGCTAGCCTTGGCGTTCTTCTCGCTGGCGGCGGACTTGGTCTCGCTGCTCTTGGCTGCGTTTTCACTGGCTTTGGCGTTTGTCTCACTCGTCTTTGCCGCATTCTCGCTGGTCTTCGCGTTGGTCTCCGACGTTTTTGCGTTGGTCTCGCTGGTCTTGGCTCTTACCGCACTTGCTTCGGCCTCCTTGGCCTTTTTGGTGCAGGTGGCCACACTCGCATCCATGCTGTCGGCACTGGCCTTCGCCTTATCCGCGCTGGCTTTCGCGTTGGTTTCGGATGTTTTTGCGTTGGTCTCGCTGGTCTTGGCCGCGTTCATGCTCTCCATCGCCTGCTTGGCGTACTTCGTCACCTCGGCCACGAACTGTTCATAGATGCTCGGTGTAATGTTTTCTGTGGTCGTGTCGGTGTCGATGGTGTCATAGCAGGTGTACTTGCCGGGCTTGGTCATGGCAATGTAGCCGCTGTCGTTGATGGCCAGCAGCATCCAGGTGCCCTCTTTTTCCAGTGTCCAGCGCCGGTCTACCAGTGC